TCGGTGAACGAGTCGAGTTCGGTTTTGAGCTGGACAGCGCGCCGGAAGTTCCGGTTGATGTTCTGCGCCAACTCACCGACGACGTTGTCGACGGAGTTCTTATCCTTCGGGTAACCAGCCATTGAATGCCCCCAGCAATCGATTCGGTCAGGCGGCGATGTTCAGGGAAAGGTCGAGATCACCGACAGGGATGGTGAACTCATCCCCGACCGTGACCGCGTTCGCGGTGATCGTCCCGGAACACAGGAACGTGCCCGACGTGGAAGCGGTCCACGCCGTCCAGTGCGTGTAGTCCTCGGACGTGTCCACCTCGCCTGTCGTCCAGGTGATCGCGGACGTGTTCGACACTGTCCCGTTGGACGCCGTACCGAACGTGACCTGCTTGCGGGTCGCATTGCCCGCCGGGTTGCCGGTCCCGGTGCCAGCCGCACCCGGGTCACCCGTGCCGAGCTGGATCCAGAACTGCGCGACCGGCAGAGTCGTCAGAGCGCTGTTCGTGCACAGCGCATCGAGGATGTCGTTCGCCAGCGCGGCGGAGAGTCCTACAGCCATGTCAGTCTCCGGTGATTCTCTGGATGACGATGTCGGGTTGCTGCTGCAACTCGCGCAGGGGTTCGCGGGCCGGCTTGACTGCTCGGAGGGTGGCCCGCATCTCGAGCACGACGTTCCGCTGGAACTGCATCGCGAACCGGAGTTCGTCGTCGGACAGGTGATTCAGTTGTGGGTCCACGACGAGCAGCACGGATTCGACCTGCCAGTCGCCGCCGTACCCGTAATCGGCCCGCCAGTAGTGCGGCTGCCCGAAGTACCCCCAGGACCCGGCGAACATTCGCCTTACATGGGTCGGGTCTTCGTCGGCGTCGTCGCTGGAGCCGTACGGGCACCTGAAGGTCACGGTGCCGTCGGGTTGAGTGACCCTCCACAGTTCCTGCATGAACGGCAGCGGGTTGTGCAGGTGCTCGATGACGTGGCTGCCTTCGGAATGCTCGACGACATCATCGTCGATCGGGAGCGTGGGCTTCTCGTCGAAGTCGACTACGTGGTCGACGCCCGGCAACGGCGCTGAGTCGATATTGACCCACCCGCCGCGGATATCGCGCCCACAGCCGAGATTGAGCCTCACGACTTCACCTCTGGCGGGGTGTAGTCGAGGTCGGAGATCCACACCTGCTTGTGATGGTTGGTCTTCACCCCGGTATGCACGAACACCGGAGCACCGATGCCGGCGACCCGGTAGCAGAACGACAGATCCTCTGATACCAGCCGCTTGTCCTGGTACCTGACCTGGTCGAACCATGCATCGCCATGCTCGGCGCGGATCTTCTCCAGAACAGTGCGGTGGATCAGCAGACACGCAGCCCCTGTGCCTGCGACCTGGACGAGAGTGTCGGTGGGGTAGTCCCAGCGAGTCGCGAAACCGATGTGCCCCTCAGGGTTCCGTGCCTGCATGAACAGCGTCGGTGCGGGCATCACGCGCCGCCCGCCGAGCCCGTCGTAGTCCATCTCCCGCAGCCCGAAGCACAGACCGCCGACCACCGGCCGCTCCGCAGCATCCGCAGCATCGACAAGCCGGTCGACCGTGTCAGGTGCGAAACCCATGTCGGTGTCGATGAACCACAGCCACTCGTGCGGGGTCTCGTCGAGGAACCGCCTCACAGCGAGGTTCCGGGACTCGACCAGCCCACCTGAGTCGCAGCGGATCATGAACGGGCCACCGGTACCGATCAGCCGGCAGTCGTGGGCCGCATCCCAGGCGACGAGCCGCATCATCGACTCATGCCACGAGTGGGAGACGGTCTGCGGGTGCAGGTAGGCGACCTGGACCAGGCCGTCAGTCACCGGTGACGTCTCGCTTGGTGGTGCGCTTCTCGCCTGGGGCCCTGGTGGCCCGCTCGACAGGAGCTTCGTAGGTCGGCGGCTTCTGCAGCTGCGCGTCCGGCTCGTCGTCGCCGAACAGGTCGGCCCGCTCGACGACCAGCGGGTGGTCGTCATCCACGGACATGCCCTTGTTCAGGACGGTGGTGCCTCCGGACCAGCGAACCACGCCGGCCACCTTCGCGTACTTCATGGGGTTTCTCCTCTCAGCCTGGAGTGAATGTCGTACGGCGGGCGCAGGCTGAGTGCGCCCGCCGTACGAGTCGGGCTACGCCGACCGGTTGACGAGCAGCCGGAAGGCGTTCGGGTTGACGACACCGGCACCGACGCGTGCCCACGCGAACCATCCGCGCTGCCCGGTCGGGCGGTTGTTGGTGACGTCGAACAGGTGCGGGACGAACTCGACGGTCATGCCGGCCCGCTGAGCGACCAGGTAGCCGCGGAAGTCACCGACAGCCAGCAGCGGCTGGGTGCCAGTGCCCGCCGGGTCGTCCTGCATGTAGTCGTTCATCGGGTACTCGCGACCGAACAGCCGCGGGATCGCCTCCGCGGTGATGTTGACCGTGAAGTTCGGGTCGGTGGTGCCGAGCTGCCGGATCGAGTTCTGCACGTCCGTCGAGGACAGCCACGCGCAGTTCTCGGCACGGCGGAACTTCTGCGGCAGGGAGTCCCACAGACCGTAGATGTCCGCCGCGGCGATGACGCCCGCGGTAGCGAGTTCCCGGTTGGCCGGGTTCGTCAGTGCGTCCAGGCTCGCGATGAGACCGTTCGGCTCGTTGGAACCCTGGGTGCCGTTGATCAGCTTCTCCGCCAGCAGTTCGTCGTAGCCCTCGGCGAGGAGCGTCGACATCTGCTCGGCGAAGCCCGGCCAGTCCTGGCCGATCTCGATCGAGTACGGGATGAACCCGTCGGCGCGCCGGGTCACAACCTCCGGCTGGGCGATCGTCGGCGAGTTGTCCGTCGCCGCCGCGGCCTCAGCCTTGAAGGACCACGTGACGCCCGCGGACGACAGACCGCGCCACGTGTCGTTGGTGATCGTCTCCACCCGGGCGAGCCGGAGGATGTCGTTCACGGTGCCCTGTGCGGTGAGGATGATCGTCGGGTCGATCAGCACCGGCACCGCGAAACCACCAGATGCGTCGACACCGATCGACATGGCGCGCTTGATCAGCTGCACCTGCTCGACCGCCCGGCCCTCCTCTGCGTTGAACACCGGGGCGACGTTCGCGGCGACCTTCTGGAACGCCGACCGGTACGCCGGGTTCTCCGTGGCCAGCAGCAGCCGACCGACCAGTTCGCCGTCGGTGTCGGCGTGACGGGTCCGCAGAACCTTGTGCAGGTGTTCCTTCTGGTCGTCACGCAGGTGACGACTGCCCTCGTCGGAGTCGACGACCTTCAGCGACCGGGACAGGACGTCCTTGCCCTGCATGGTGCGGACGTCCTCGGCGAACGGGTCCACATCGGCAGGCGAGAACTGCAGCGACCCCCACTTGGCGCGGGACTCGGCGACTCGCTTCGACCGGGCCTCGGCCTCCGCCAGTTCCTTCTCCGCGGCCTCCCGCTGGGTCTTCAGCGCTTCCCAGCGCTCTTCCTGCTCGGGAGTGGGGACCTCGTCCCCGATCTCCGCGTCGAGCGCACGCTGATCGCCTTCGATGGTGGCCACCTGCGCGCGCAGATCCTCAAGCTTCATGCTTGGCTCCTGTGCATGTCGAAGTAACGCGCGCGCTTCTGCGCGTGCGTCAATCCGGTCGAGCGGCCAACTGCCGAGTCGTCCGTGTCCTGCTGTGCGAGTGCGGGGATCAGCCGAGCGCCGGGGGCGAGTCGGCCGGCATCCCGCAGCGCGGTGATGCGTGAACGCATTGCTTCGACCCGATCCGGGTCACGTTGCGCGAGACGTTCGTAGTACTGGTCCGTTGCCGAGACGCTCCGCATCCCGGCGCTCGCGGTGGGACTCGCCGGCCAGGTGACCGGGCCCGCCTCGAGACTGTGTGCTTCCTTGATCGTCCGCTCCGGCAACCCTTCCGGGTTGTAGTCGGACGGCTCCGGCTCGTTCACCCACGCGTCCTTGCGGACCCGGAACATGAACGACGACCCGTAGGCCCCGGACCTGAGTCCAGGGAGGAGGTCACGGTTGTAGGAGGTGTCCCACAGTCTCACCGTCGATCGGGGCGAGTCCTCGTCCTCCTTCAGTTCGACGATGTCTCCAAGGAGCTTGTCGCCGATGTGAAAGTCCATGCCGTGGTTGAACAGCGTCTTCATGTTGTGCGAGCTGTTCTTGTCGTTGTGCTGGTTGATGGTGCGCTTGAACGCACCCGGGACGGTCCGCTCGAGGAATCGACCCTCCCAGAACGAGTCGATCTCGTACCACGTGTTGAACGGGGAGAACCGCACGTCCATCAAACCCAGGCTGTCGTCCGCGTCGTCCTCCGCGGCACGCAGCGCGACCGTGACGAGCGCGGTGCGCACCACCTCGAGCTCGGGCAATTCCAGGTCGGTCATTCGTTGCCTCCGGTGACAGGCGGCTCGCTCGGTTCCTCCGGTGTCTGCGGGCCACTCGGGTTCGGCTCGTTGCCCCACGGCACGGGCTTCATGTCTTCGTCCTCACGGACCTCGTTGACGACCTTCCAGCGGTTCTTCAGCGCCGTCTCGTGCGCCTTGTATCGGTCGAGGGTCGTCGACTGCAGCAAGGCGTCACGGTCGATCCGCACGTACTGCGGGTTCGGCAGCATGGACGAGAGCAGCCGCTCCAGCCGGCGCAGCCACTTGTTCATCGAATACACGAGAAGGTGCGCAGAGCGGGACTCGATGTTCGAGTACGTCATCGTCCCGCCGGTCTCGTAGCCCAGAATCTCGGCGAAACCGGGCCCGAAGATCCTGCAGCACTCCGCAGCGGAGTACTCCTGCGTCTTAAGGAACTGCGACTCCTCCGCCGTGATGCTCAACGGCTTGAAGTCCCAGCCCTTTCCGTAGACGAGGGGTTCCCGGCCGCCGCGGATCGTCGCCAGAAAGCGTTGCTTCGCAATCTGCGCCTGCTCCGGATTCAGGTCGGTCTCGGTGTTACTCAGCAGACCAGTCGGGTGCGCGCCATCCTTGAACCACTGCACGCCGAACCTGGTGGACACGATCTCCAGCCCGATCGTTGTGGCGTGGAACTCGATCGGGGACAGGCCCTTCACGCGTCCGGGTACAGGATTAACGCGCTGGTGCAGGAACCGCGCATTGTCCACGGGCTTGCCGTTGACCCGCCACTGAACCTTTCCGTCCTCGACCCATCCCGACACGTCATCGGGGTAGTGCAGAGAGATCTGCATCGGCTTCCCTGTGGGAGACCTCTCGAGGATGTCTCCGTACAGGTTGCCCCGCAGAGCCCAAGATTCCAGGACCTGGTAGCACCAGTCCTCGAGCCCATGCCCATCCCCTGCGGGATCCTTGAGGTACCCCGGCATGGTGCGTTCTTGCCGGTCGCGTCCCTCACCGGAGAATACGTCCATAGGAAGTTCGGAGCCGAGTGAGCAGATCAGGTCAACACACGACCGGATCGCGACCGCCTGCAGCGACGTCTCCGCTGCGGCCAGGTTCACGTCGGCGTACGACCCGCCCGACTGGACCGTCGGGTACACCGCGGCGAACGAGCGTTGCTGCGGTTGCTTGTCGCGCCAGAACACGCTCACTTGAGCCGCCAATCGATCCACAACAGGAATGCCCCCGCAGTGATCGCCGCCAGCGGCAGGTAGATCAACCCGAGTCCGACACTGATCAGGCCGGCGCCTAGAACTCCTGGGATGAAGCGGGCTACGCGCACGGTCGCTCCTCCCCTAGAAGATGTGCTCCAACGGGTCGTAGTCATTGCCTTTGAGTTTGTTCCAGCCGTGCAATGCTCGCGTAACAGCGGCCAGTGGTCCAACCTCCGGGGAGTCCTTCAATTGGAACGCCCTGGAGCCGTCGGCTCCGGCGGCGCGCCACTTCGCGGCCTTGACCGCGTTGTTCAGCAGCGGCTGATTCCCGTGATGGATGGTTCCGCCTTTCACTGCGTCTTCGAGGGAACCGCAGGATGCGGTGAAGTCCAGCGAGGTCGCCTTGAACGACCTCACCCCGGCGAGCTCCAGCTCCTCGAACATCAGCGGCGACGCGAACACCGGAGCGTCCCATTCCTTCGTCAGCCGCTCGCATTCGTCCACAGCCTGCCGAGCCTGCAGAGGATTGCCGTCGTTGGTCAGCATCACCTGACAGCCGTCGTCACGCGACCAGCACACCGCGATCCACGCCCTGCGATCCTGATCAACATCCAGCCCGAACACCGGGTCATCACCGCGTTCCGCGCTGGCGTCGGCCAGGTTCAGCCACGGCCCGTACGGGATCGCCCCACCCAGAGACTCAGGGTCCTCCCACCAGGACAGGAACTCGCGCATGAACTCCTGCGGCGGCATCGAGTTCCGCTGATCCTCCAGCGACGTCTCGTTGATCCGGCCCTGCCACAGCGCACAGTTCGCGGCCCACCACAGCTCCCGGTCGTCCAGCGCGCACCCATCACTGCCGGGTTGATGCAGGCAGTCGGCTCTCAGGCACGGACGTCGCTTGGCGCCGTACTCGACGTAAGCCAGACGCTTGTCTTTCCCGGCCCGACCGCGGTCCCGGATCCTCCGAAGCTGCTCCGACTCAAGCAACCCCGCCGACGACGCGATCCGTACTTGGGCACCTGGACGGGTCAGCATCGTCGGATACACCGCCCCGACATGCTTCGCTTCCAGATACAGCGCCTCATCCAGCGTGATCCGCTTCACCCCGGTAAGACCTCGACCGGCCTTCCCGGTGCGGGACTGGAACTCG